CGAATCGTCCTTGACCCGCTTGACCCCGCTCCGCTTAAGCGCATTGAATCTACCCCGCACCTTAGCGCTGAATCGTTCGCGCAAAGTCGTGGTCCTGGTTGGGTCTCTGGCCGGCGATTGGTTCGCCGTGAGCGAGATATTTCTTACAACGTCCATTTTAATTTTTCTCCATCACCCATAATGTAGCGGCTATCATAAGCGCACAAAAGAGTATTAGTGCTATGTCATTCCACATCGCTCGGCTCCTCAGTGGGTATTTCGGGTTGGGGTGGCGGCTCGGGTTCGGGCTCGCGCTTGGGTTCGAATTGCTGTAAAATTCTGTCCTCACGATTCAAGAGATCGTCAATATCTTCGGGCAAAACAAAGTCAAGGTATCGCTCAGCGAAAACGTCGGGCGGCATAATCAAATCCCCACCGAGTATTAGCGCTTGGGTGTAGGTGTGCACTGCATTGGCAAGCTTCTCCGCTCGCTCGGCTTTGCTCATTTCCCCAAGCTCGACAACAGCAGGCCACTCGATTTCGTAGTTATTTTTTGGTTCTATCAATGCGCCGTGTTCGACGCACCAATCGACAAAAGGACGTACAATGCTTGACTCGGCGAAATTGACTTGCCTGTCCCTGATAATAGCAGCCCAATTTTCTGCGTCCTGTGAGCTTGCAAGCTCGCCGCGCTCGCTGCCTAACAGAATTCGCTGCGGTATGTCCGCGCTCGCTGCGAGCAACGAAACCAGTACACCGAATATCCCGCTTGGGTCGACAATGTCAGCGCCAAGCTCTTGCACATCCACCCCCATTAGAGTCATCAGTCGACGCAAGCCGTGGGCGTACTGGTCGATCTCATCGCGCATGGCAGTGTATTGGTCCGTTCCTTTGGCGGGTAAGCTGTTTCCGTCTCGAGCGATTACCGCTAAACCCCGACGAATATTCAACCAAAACGCCTCGCTCCCGCCCCCGACAACCTTCTCCAAGTCATCTAACCTATTGAGCATACGCTCGAGTGTCGGCGCCCCGTATACTTCATTGTCGAGCGGGTCTTCCACCACATGCAAAACTCGAGAATAATGAACCTTTGTCGAGACACCGCGGCCGAGATTGCTTCCGTCAGCGCTGCGAGCAAGTTGATACAAAATGGGCAAATCATATCGCTCGCTTTGCGAGTCTTGTTCAAGCTCGAGTACTGTAGCCTGTAGCTCGCTCTTAGGGCTGACATACAAAAGCGCCTCGGGGCTGCTCACACGTTCTATTGACGCCGCGAGATCTTGCCCGTCACCGACTCCTATGAGCAGTACACCGTACCGGCCTATTCGAGCCAATCTATCAAGGCGCTGAAATTTATGTGTAAGCTTGAGACGCTTTGAAAGCTCTTTCCACTGAGTTATGAAAGCGCTGCCGCCCGTTTCGGTTTCATCGCTGCGGACGTCGCCGTCAATTAGAATCGGGTCGCGTTTCCAGGTGTATTTTGGATGCAATCCGACTATGCGCCCCGCTATATCCTGGCGTAGAAACTTGTTTACATAGTCTTGGCTTTCGGGCGAGCGCTTGTACCCCAATACCTTGTACATGTCTCGAGCGCCGTCGAATTGATACCCTTGCCCCACGGCCTCGAGCCGCCGTGAGATTACCGATGCAAGATTGATTGCCAAGTCCCATGTTTCGCTCGAATACTCTTGTTCTATTTTTAAAACGTCATTCTCATTAGTCACAATAGACCTCCACTACCTGTTATAATTTTTTTTCAACGAATATTCAAAAAACCCTTGACAAGCTGAGTGCAACCTGTTATTATATACATTGTAGTTAATTGACAATTCAAATTGAGTGAGCACAAAAAAAGGAGCTAAAAAATGACGGGTCAAATGAGTAGTCAAGATTTGAAAGATATGCTGAGTGAGGCGCAAGATTTGATCGGACAAGCAATTGAGTTGCTCGAAACGTATGAAAGCGAAACGCGCGACAGAAATTTCAGCGCTTACGTGACAGATCAAATCAAGAGCGTTATGGGCGGGTACGGTTTCTCGAGCGGGGTCAACCCGTCGATAGAATCGACAATTGAAAAGCTCGAGCAATTGAGCGACGACATTGCCGCCGACCACCTCGAGGAATTCGCTCGCGATTTGCTGAGCAAGCATAGCGACTCTCTTTTCTGCGTAGACGATATTCGACGCGAGATGGCGAGCGAGCTTTTCGAGACGCACCCGAGTGAGCTTTTGCCCGAGATCTACGACGCAATCACCGATGCGGCTCGCAAAGTTTTCGACGCTTTTGATCCCGAGGCTTGCCCAGGCTGCCAATGCAAGCCCGGCGACGGTCTGACCGAAGGTTGCGAGCACCCCAAGGGTTGCGGGTTCGCTCGCAACTATCAAGCGCTTAATGACGACGATCCCCGCTAGCACAAACACAATACAAGAGCAGTAACGCGAGCGCTCAATTGAGCGCTCTTTTTTTTGCTCAATATTCGTTGAAAAAAACCCTTGACAAGCTGAGTGTAACCTGTTATTATATACATTGTAGTTAGTTATTTTAATTGAGCGAGCACAAGGAGCTAAAAAATGGGACTGAAATTTGACACAAAAACTGGTGAGTGGGTCGGGACTACGGGCGGCGTCGATTTGCAAAAGCTCGAGCAAAAGAGCAAGAGCTTGAGCAGCAAGGCGAGCGCTCGCAAACGTAGCGAAGAACGACAAGCTGAACTCAAAGCTCAGAATGACGCTCATTATCGTTACGGATACGCAAAGCGAGTTGTCAATTACATCGCTGACGTTTACGGCGCAAAGCTCGCGGACACTGTTTTTCGAAACGGCGGGAGTTATTATCAACACAGTGTAAAGCAAATCGTTTTCGACTACGCTGACATAGACAACGTGTACGAAAATGGATACGGCGACTATGTCACGGTTGCCCCGACTGTCGCTCGAGTTATGCAAGAGCGTTACACTGTCAAGAGATCTCGATGGTCCGGGCGGTCCGTTGCTCGCTTTGAAAGTATTCGCGGCAAAAAAGCGATTGCAATGGTGGCCCTTCACGAATTCGCTCATTACTTGCAGTGCTCGGCAGGCGAGCGCACTTATCGCGGCATGCATAACGAAAGCTTTCATCGGCACTTTGCAGAATTGCTCGAGATCGTAGACTGGAACGAAATCGAAAACTTGTAAGCTAAGAAAACTAACAAGCTCTTGAGCGCTCAATTGAGCGCTCTTTTTTTTGCTCAATACTCGTTGAAAAAAACTCTTGACAAGCTGAGTGTAACCTGTTATAATTCTATCTGTAGTTAGATGACACTTAATTGAGCGCTTTTTGAAAGGAGCGAAAAAATGAGATTTCAAGACAGTTGGGCGCAAGCAGTAAAGAACGTTCGTGTAAATGTTGCTGAGGATTTTCTCGCTCGCGAGCGAGACGACATCGACGTGAGCACTTTTGCAGTGTTCGCTGAATTCTGCAAACTGCGAGCGCAAACTGTTGCGCTGTGGTGGCAGCATATCGAGCACGGTGCAGACCATAGGAACTACTTGCGCTGGCTCGAGGGTGACAAAGAATTGCCGCGGTGGTTTAACATCGCTCGCGAGCTTGTCGACTATGCGACGGCGGGCGTTCGGGTGCAGTTCTGTAAGCATGAGTATGTCGAGGATTGGACAGACTACGAGGGCGGGTTCGTGATGACTTGCGAAAAGTGCGGTCACGGTTTCTCGGGGCGCTTTTAAGCGCTCGCTCGCTCGAGTTCTGAGCGCTCGCGACACTGCGAGCGCTCTTTTTTTTGTTTTCAGCGCTTTTTGCGCTTTTTTTGCTATTTGACATAAAAGCAACGTCTCAGAATGCGTTCTAAGCGTTTTATTTGGTGTTCTAGGTGTCAACGTACCGGCCCATTGGTCTAAGGCGAATGCTGACGGAATCGCACCCATTTGCGGGTGAATCTGACTACCAAGCACCGGCCTCACCTGTTTTATTCTCTGGTTCGTATGCTGCTTGAGACAATGCGACGGCGAGATCTATTTTAGACTCGTTATTTCGCTTGACCATTCTTAATTTGCTGTCGTCCTTGTGCTCGGCGTTGGCGTTTCCGATATGCTGAGCGAGATCGCGTTCACCGCTGTGATGGATTCTGCGTTCTCGAATCTTGTCGTATAGTTGCTTATCTGCAACGGCTCGCGGGTTCTGTTGCGAAAAGGCGACGGTGTTCACTCTGAGCTTGCGCGCTCGAGCATATGTCTCGGCTACAAGCTTTCCCGATGCGTCGACCCACACGCCGTTTTTTAATCTTGTCATCATATCATGCAATTGATAAGGATCGTACCGAACCTCGACAACGTTATATAGCGTACAGAGTCGTATAATCTCAAGCTCGATTCCCGGCTGCTCTTGTGTTCCCTGATAATCGAGCTTGCCACCTTTGGGGGGCATCCATAATCGAGAATATCGAACGTGGGTTCGCTCTTGCTCATTTGTTACCCCGACCAGCGCGCACCCGTCGCCGCTGACCGCCGCGTCGACGCCGAGCACCATCGGCTTTTTGTGAACGTTCGATAATATTTCTTGCTCGCAAGCATCCCACCATTCGTCGGGCACAAACTTTGCTGTCGAGCTTGCCCACTGATTGCGGTGGATGCGACTGAATTCGATTTCAGTAAGCACACCCATTTCGGCCGCGTAGTATTCTTTGGTTTGCCACGGCAAGCGGGGTCTATCGTTCCACAGCAAGAGCATGTCACCCTCTGCGTATATCTCAAGATCGCTCAAGTCATTGTCATCATAAGACAAGTCGAGACGCTCGCCGCGACTTGTGCCTCGCTCCCATAGTTGCTCGAGAATAGGCGACTCACCTGTGAACCCTGCGTAAGTTTCGATCCAACGCTGCGAGTATCCAAACTTGGTCGGGCTAAGAGTCATTTCCGTCCACATTTGCTGAATCGCTTTATGCCGCGCGGCCCAAAGCTCAGAAAAAATTATCAAGTCATCATTGCCGCCGGCCTCGCCGCCCGGGTCGATAGGAATCGCCTCGATAGTGCAACGATTAGAAAGAGTCGTTCTATAATTGCGCTGCTTTATGTCAGCCATTGACGGGTTGAGTGTTACGGCCCGTCTCAGATAATATGCAACGCGTGACTCTGCTTGCTTGAGATCGTTTGCGACGATCTTAATTGAGCCCCAGTCATGAGCATAAGCTCTATACAATGCGACGGCTGCGGCTATAGTGCTTTTTGCGCTCTTTTTTATATCGCTCCACACCACGACGTTGTAGACAAATGTCCCATCCTCATTCTTTCGATGCGCCTCCCTTAGCGCCGCTATCTGGTGTGGGTACAATTTGATGGGCCCTTTTAATTCGGGTATGAAAAAATGAGCGCCGATCCAATCGACACAATCGACTGTAGCCGGGCTAATTTTCGCCTGTGCGGGTTTACCCACCACGCTGTTAGTAAAAGCGCTTACGGCGACATTCCAGGCGCTTGTAAGGCCAGTCGCTTGCGGTTGCAAGTCAAAATTAATCGCCACGTTGACTCCCGTTGCTCGCAACAATCATTGGTACGCTGCGGTTCAGGTATCTCGAGACGCCTGCTCCTGTGTCCTGTAGAATCCTGTCAATCAACGCCGGGTCGTCAAGGTGTCGGTCAAGTTGTATTCTGACCTCATCGGCAATTGCCGTCATGAGAATCATCACCTGTTCTGCTGACATCATTGTATTGAGATCTTTCAGGCGCTTGGTTTCACTATCTGTCAATCGACGCAATAGATCTAATTCCTTATTAATCGTTTCCCAAGTTCCAAAATCACCCACACCCACTCGAGCGAGTTGGTCCAGCTCGCGAGCGCGCTGCTCTATATCAGTAAAAGCGCTTGTTATCGTCGCCTCGTCGCCTTCCCTCAGTGCCGCTCGAAATCTCGAGATCGCCACAAGCGACTCGCCTGTTAGCTCTTGCGCTCGCCGCCAGTTTTCTCCCGTCTCGCCCACACCTGAGCGCTCGAGCAAATCTGTTATTCTGAGCCGAACAAGTCCGATTGCCTCATTAAGCGAGTGTAGGTCTGGATCGGTGAGAATCGCCTCCGCTCGCTCTTGTAAATGTTGCGGCAAGTATCTCGAGAATCGACCCGACTTGTACTGTGGAGATTGCGCTCCTTTTAAGCTCTTGCCGCCGTGTAGTCGACACCGACCATTTGACATTGGTCGATTTTTGCAAGGTGCACCCGACCGAGTTTTCGCGCCGCAAAATTTCTTTTGATTTGTCATAAGCGCTGATTACATGGGGTATTCGAGTTTGCATGGGGTAGGTTTCCACTGACACTCGTTGAATAAAAATTCAAACAGTCGCCACCCACCCTGCGAAATTCATCCAGCGCCAGAAACAATCCACATGTCGAAAACCCGCCATTCTCAATAGTTCTTCGTTCCAGCTAGCAGTAACGGGAACAAGTGCTCCCTCGAGTGACAACCTCTTGCGCTCGATTTGCTCTTGTGTATACCCGTTTTGAGCTTTCAATCTATAGTACAAATCGACAAAGGTTTCATCGATTTCGACGTCAGCGCCGAGCACCTTTTCGACAAGAATCAGCGCGCCCCCATCGGCCATATGGTCGTATATATTTCGAACGATTCGCTGACGATATTCGATGGGCGTAAACTGCAAAGTCAATACACAAAGGGTGACACTGCTATAGACAGGCGGGTAGTCTTTCCGAAGGTCTAGCTCGCGAATATCGACTACTTTACTTGTGATGTATCCAGCGAATCGCTTGCGAGCCGCCTCGAGCATATGGGCCGAAACCTCAACGCCTACAAATCGATTCGTCGCTCCAAACTTGTCGACAAGCTGAGCGATGGCGCCGCCACGACTACAGCCCAAATCGACAATGTCCGTCCCCTGTTGTCGAAACTTACAGGCGAGATCAAAACAGGCTTGTCTCATAACCTCATATTGTGGTATTGAGCGCTCGAGCATATCATCAAAAACCGCTGTGACATCACCGTCAAACTCCCATTTTCCATCGGGCATAGTCTTATCGACTATAGCAGTGCCGCCGTTGAATTCTGCTGCTGCTGTCTTTTCTGTTGCTGCTGTCATTGCAAGATCTCCTTTAGGATTTCGCACCACCTGGAAATAACTTGAAATTTTTGCGCAAAAATTGGGTAACGTTCGTTGCCAAAAATAATCGAGTGGTCTAGCACATTTTGAGTGACAGGGAAGTCCTCATAATAACAATCGTCATTCTTGAATATGGGGTAGTGGGGCATAGGTTTAATCTGCCATAGCGTCGCCGGGACGCCCCGCTTTGCAAGCTGAGCGAGCAAGTCATCACGGTCGATACTTTCATCAAGTAAAATTCGATACTTGTGATAGGTGTGGGTATATGACGGCGGGGCATAAGGTAGTGTTAATCTGTCGACGTCGCCGAGCGCCATCTCTATAGTTTGAGCGTTGACCGTCGCTCGAGCGTTGGTCTTATCGAGCCGCTCAAGCTGAGATTCAGCGAGCGCCGCGCTCATTGCGGGTAGTATCAGATTCAGTCCCGCATGTTCTGTCAGGTAGGGTCGATAGGTGTATTGTCGATTTGGCAGATTCTCGCCGAACACCCGAAATGCCGCAGCGCGCCCGAGGATATCGAGATTACTTGTCACAAGCAATCCACCTTCGCCGGCAGGTAAATTTTTCGTATGATTAAGCGAAAAACAACCCACCGAACCAAGCGACCCCGCTTTTCTTGCTCGATATTGTGAGCCGTGAGCTTGACAAGCGTCCTCGATTACAACCAATCCAAACTTGCTCGCCACTTTTCGTATCTCGGGCATATCAGCAACTAATCCGTGTAGGTGTACGGGCATAATCGCTCGAGTCTTAGCCGTTATTTTCTGCTCAATTTTCGCCGGGTCAAGGTTGAACGTTCGCGGGTCAATGTCGATAAATACGGGCTTTGCGCCCAGCGCGAGCACTGGCAAAAAAGAACCCGAGAATGACAGCGCGGGCAAAATAACGTCATCCCCAGGTCTGACCCCGACAGCAAAAAGCGCGGCGTGTATAGCCGCGGTCCCGCCGTTGAATCCGAGACAGTGCTTCACGCCAACATAGTGAGCAAACTTTTGCTCAAAGCTCAAGAGCGCCTCAGCGCCTATGCCTGTTAGCTCTTGGTTTTCGAGCACTCGAGTGACAGCGAGGATGTCACTCGCGTCGATTTGCGGCCATCTAACCAAGCTGCTTTGCGATGTCATTGTAGACTCCTATGATTAATTTTGATCCTCTTTTGTTGTGTTCTGTCTTGAGTAACACGTCATGAAATTCCCGAATGCCCGAGTTTACCTGCAAGGCGCTATTCGCTCTATACCATCTGTTTTCAAGCCAGAACTCGGGAAAAGCGCGAGCGGCGATTCCCTTAATCTTAGGTGTGTTAATATCGGCCATGTTCAAGCTGAGCGAGTATTGTCGAAAAGGATCTTCCGTAAACGGCTCAAGAGTTTTCAGTCCCGCAGCCCATAGCGTCGCATGCATCGCTCGAGTCGCTGAGCCTTCACCCCCATCAGGTACAAGGTTTTTCGCTCGATACTTTCGCGCCGCTTCCTCGCCGTCATTATGTAGAATAATAGCGCACCTTTTGTTGTCCTCGACTACCCCACCCGTCCCGATCAAAACCCTGTCGAACCCATCCTTTTTTACCTGCTCGCCTACATATAGCAACGGGTGACTACACTGAATCAGCGCCTTGCCCACCTTGCCGTGTAGTTTGATTATTCGCTTTACGTCCTCGACAAGCTGAGAGCGGTCTCGAGATATTACGACAGTCGAGATCTCGAGATCGTACCGTTTCGCCATCTCCTGAGCCGCCGTAGCGTCGACGCTGAGCGTATTCTGCAAATGAAAAGTGTATAGCCGCGGCCGACCGCCCAAAGCAAGCTGAGCCGCAAGAATCGTCCCGCTGTCGAGACCACCGCTGAGAAGTAGCGCCTCATTCTTGTAGCGCTTCATTTGCTCGAGAAAATTTTCTCGCCACACCTGAGCCTTTTTGTCTAATGCTTTTTTTTCAATATTCGTTTGTTTTT